GACGACTGGACGGCGGCAGGCTCTCCGTTCCGTCGGCGACCGGTCCGCCGCGGAGTCGGGCAGTGGGAGTTCGAGGTTGGGTCAGTTGTCGACTGGCGCCTGGATCGCGAACGGACAGCCGCCCTCGGCGACCTGGCGAACGTCACTGAGATCGAAGCGCGGCGCCGCAAGCTAGCCGCCGATGCGGCGATGGCGGAGCATGAACTCGCGGTGGCCCAAGGGAAAGCGACGGCGATCGGCGACGCCGAGACGTTGTGGGGGAGACAGGTTTCGAACGCCCGCGCGAAGTTCCTCGGCGTCGGCGCGACGCTCGCTCCGCAGGTCGCAATGGAGACCGACGAGCAGGTCTGCCGCGACCTCATCGACAGCAAAATCTTCGAAGGTCTCTCCGAGCTCGGCGGATTTGATCCAGGGTCGGTTGAGCCCGAGGCACAAGAGAGCGAGGACGCTACTGAGGGAAGGCTCTCAGCCGTGGCCGCGCTGTTAAAAAAAATCCGAAACGCGGCGGCGTCGTCTGGCCGGAAAGATCGAGTAGTAGAACTCTGTGACGCCGCCATCAACACCCTCTTCGACGGCAACGCCGGCGGCGTACAAGACGAGTCAGGCGGGGCTGAAAGCGCTTCGGCTCGCAATGATTCGAGCGTCGACCCTGTGGACTCCCCCGCCAAAGCTAACCGTAAGCGAGTGGGCCGACCAGTACCGGCAGTTAAGCCCCGAAGGAAGTAGCTCCCCTGGCCAATGGTTAACCGAACGTGCAGAGTTCCAGCGGGGCATCATGGATGCCCTGGCGGACCCAAAGGTCCACACGGTCGTTGTGATGTCGAGCTCGCAAGTCGGTAAAACAGAAATGCTCCTCAATATCATCGCCTTCTTTATTTGCCAGGACCCTTCGCCCATCCTGCTGGTGCAGCCCACGCTGGACTTAGCCGAGGCGTTCTCCAAGGACCGGCTGGCCCCGATGATCCGGGACACGAAGGCACTGGCCGGGCGGATTGCAGATCCACGGTCGCGAGATTCGGGCAACACGCTGCTGCATAAACGGTTTCCGGGCGGTCATATCACGATGGCCGGCGCGAACTCCGCCGCCTCTTTGGCGTCCCGTCCCATCAGGATCGTTCTTCTCGACGAGGTCGATCGATATCCATCGAGCGCCGGGACGGAAGGCGACCCGGTGACGTTGGCCAGCAAGCGCACGACGACGTTCTTCAACAGGAAAATCGTACTCGTTTCCACGCCGACGATCGCTGGGAAGAGCAGGATCGAAAAGGCTTACGAGGCCAGTGACCAGGGCCGCTACCTGATCCCGTGCCCTCATTGCTCCCACATGCAGTCGCTCGAGGTGGAGCAGTTGCAGTGGCGCGAGGGTGCGCCTATCCTGGGCCAGGATGGCCGCCAGATCCGAGTGGCGGACGACGCATGGTTCGAGTGTGCCGGCTGCGCTCAACGTATCTCAGACGTCGAGCGGAATCGGGCCGTCCGCCGCGGCGAGTGGCATCACCAGACGACACATCGTGGTGTGCGCGGGTTCCGAATCTGGGAAGGCTACAGCCCCTGGTCTGGCGCGCTCAAGATTGCGAACGACTGGCTCTCCGCGCAGGGCCGAGTCGAAGAAGAAAAGGCTGTCGTCAACACTTCCCACGGCCGGACGTTCCGCGAAAGCGGCGACGCCCCCGACTGGGAACGAATTGCAAGCCGGTCAGAATCTTACGATCGCGGTACCGCTCCCGCCGGCGTCCTGTTTCTAACAGTGGGAGTGGACGTTCAAAAAGACTACCTCGACGTTTACGTCTACGGCTGGGCCCGCGATCGCGAGCGGTGGCTCGTCGACCATCAGGTTCTGATCGGCGACCCGAACCAGCTGCACAATCGGTGTTGGACCGCGCTGTCGGGAGTTCTCGAATCGACCTATCCGCATGCGAGCGGCGCGAGGCTGCCGATTACCCGGCTGGCCATCGACTCCGGCTACGCCACCCAGGCCGTCTATCATTGGGCGCGGCGTCATGGCGCGCCGCGCGTCCTGGTCCTGAAAGGCCGCGATTCCGGGCATGGCCTGTTATCGGTCCCTGCCTCCACTCAGCAGAACCAGCAAGGGAAGAAACTCCGACGGGGCGGCATCGAAGTCCGAATGCTCAACGTCAGCATGGCGAAGGCAGAGCTCTACGGCTCCCTCCGCCAGGAGCGGCCGGCTGAAGGCGAAGCATACCCGCCCGGCTGGTTTCACCACTATTTAGAAGAGGACGAGTTTTACAAGCAGCTGACTGCTGAGACCTACGTCACCCGGACCATCAAGGGCTTCACGCGCGGCGAGTGGATTAAGCTTCGCGCTCGCAATGAAGCGCTCGACTGCGCGAACATGGCGCGAGGCGCGTACGAGCAGTACACTTCCGGATTCAACCAGCGCCACTGGCGGGCGCTGGAGAAGTCGCTTTACCCGGGCGGCGCCGCCTCGCCGCTCATCCCGCCCGTGCAAGCCGAGCCAGTTCCAGCGGCTACTCCTCCTCCGCCCGCTACCCAAGCAGTTCGCGGCCGCCGCCGCGGCTGGAAGCTATCCGTTTAACTACTACATGGCCGACCTTTCGACTCTCCAGACTCGTCTTGCCGAAGCCGAGGCGGCGCTGCATGCGTTGGCGCAAGGCCAGCGGACCGTCACAATCCAGTTCGAGGGGCGAAGCGTGAGCTACACGCAAGCCACCATGGATGAGCTGACGAAGTATACCGACCGGCTTCGGGTGGAGATAGGCTCGGCCACGGCCACGCTGGCTGGGCGCCGCAAGGTGCGGCAGATTCGCCTCTACGGAGGCAAGGGCTTCTAATGGGTATAATTTTGGCCCCCAATGGACGCCCCGCGAACCATGCGGTTCACGGTTACGAGCCGGCCACGAACGGCCGCCGGATGGCGGGCTGGCGTCCAACGTCAGCCGGCATCAACACGCTGCTCATGGGATCCGGTGACACCTTGTGCGCTCAGGCGCGCGACTTGGTGCGTCGCAACGTCTGGGCCCGCAACGCCGTAGCGGCTTACGCCAGCAATATCGTCGGGACCGGGATCGGCATGCAGCCTGGCCACAGCGACCCGGTGGAGAACGTCCGGCTTAAAAAACTTTGGAAGCGATTCGCGAACCAGATCGACTTTTACGAGCGCACGTCCATCTACGGCCTGCAAGAAACTGCGGTCCGAGAAATTTACGAAGCGGGCGAAGTGCTCGCTCTGATCCACCAGGACGAACCAGAGTTTGCTGGTGACTTCGGCCTGCGAGTGCAGCTGCTCGAAGCGGAACACTTGCCCTTCTCGAAAACCCTGGTCGGGGATAACGGCAACCAGGTCCGATGCGGAATTGAGTTCGACAAGCGCGGCCGTCGCGCGGCCTACCACATCTACGCCGAGCATCCCGGCGACCGCACGATGTCTCAGTCATCGATGACCCCGGTGAGGACGTTGGCCAAGGACGTGCTGCATTGCTTCGCGCCCCTGCGGGCAGGCCAAATCCGCGGGGAGACGTTCCTAGCCCCCGCGATCGTGAAGCTTCACGAGCTTGATCAGTACGACGACGCCGAAGTTCTGCGCAAAAAGTTTGCCGCATTCCTGATCGGCTGGACCAAAAACATGCAGCCGGAGGAGACCGCGTTCAATCCGGAAAGTAGCGTCGATGGCGAGAATGCGCCGGACGGGGTTGGATTCGCCTCAGCCGAGCCGGGCACAATCCTGGACCTGCCGCCACAGACGGAGCTGGGCTGGAATCAGCCGGCCGACGTCGGTGGTTCTTACGAGCCATTTATGAGCGTGCAGCTGCGCGCGATCGCCGTCGCGATCCGCCTCGCCGCGTACCAGCTCACAGGCGACGTCGGCGACGCCAATTACGGATCCTTGCGCGCCGCGCTCATCGAAGTACGGCGCATGATGGAGCAATTTCAATTCAACGTGGTGGAGTTCCAGTTTTGCCTGCCGATCTGGCGCCGGTTTGTTGAGGCTGCGGTCATGACCGGCCAGATCAGCGCCATGCGCTATGAGCGGGAGCGCGAGGAATATCTTGACGTCACAATCCGGCCGCCGGCCTGGCCGTGGATCGACCCGGAAAAGGACATCAAAGGGGAGAATCAGGCGGTTCGATCTGGGTTCAAGTCCCGCGCCGAAGTGGTTTACCAGCGCGGTGAAGACCCGACCGAAGTCGATCGAGTGAACGCGGAAGACAATAAACGCGCCGATGATCTCGGCCTGCGCTATGACTCCGACGGCCGCCAGGACATGGTTTCGAAGCCGTCGAACAACGGTGCCGACGAAGCGAAGCAGCCCGCTAAGGAAACGCAATGAGACAGCTCACGTATCTAACAGGGCGGTTGTTTAACAAACCGCTGGCGATCTTGCCTGCTGACCTGGCCCCGATGTTGGCCTTCGTTTCGAACCGGCTGGGCGTTGAAGATGGCGCGATGCCTCTGGCGGGGCCTGGCGTCGATAGCACGGAAAAGGGAACATACGGTAGTTACGCCACGACGGATGGGGTGTACGTGATCCCGATCGAGGGCACGCTCGTTCATAAAAGCAGCTGGGTCGATGCCTACTGCGGATTCTGCGGGTACCCTGCGATCGAACGCGACCTGCTGGCGGCCGCAGAGTCGGAGTGCCGGGGGATTCTTTTGGTATTTGATTCCCCGGGCGGGGAATGCGCGGGGCTGTTTGCTCTTGCCGACGTCCTTGCCGAGGTCTCGAAATCAAAGCCTGTGTTCGGCGTGGTCGACGACATGGCGTGCTCAGCCGCCTACCTTCTGGCCGCGTACTGCGAGCGCCTGTTTATTTCCGATACGGCCTGTATTGGCAGTATCGGTGTGATTGCCCAGCATTTGGACCAGTCCGGCTGGGAAAAGCAAAACGGGCTGACGTACTCGGCGATCTTCGCGGGGGCCCGGAAGAACGACGGAACGCCCCATGAGCCACTCGCCGACCCCGCTCGGGCCTCTATCCAAGCTGAAGTGGACCGAATCTACGGTCTATTCACGGGCCGGGTAGCGGAACGCCGCGGCATCGCCGTGGACGCGGTGGAGGGCCAGGAGGCCCAGGTATTTACCGCCCAAGCCGCGATCGACGCCGGCTTGGCTGACGAATTTGGCAGTCCGGACGATGCGTATCAAGCTCTGCTGGATCGCATCTCGACTGCCCCGACATCCGCGACGGGAGCCGCCGCGAGACCAATGGAGACGAAAACCATGAAG